GGGCATTGTTCGATTTGCAGAATTATTAAGAGCAGAGATTGCAACACGATATGCAAACTGTGATGTGAATATATTTGGCGATCCTGCAGGAGACTTCAGAGCACAAACAGATGAGTCGACACCTTTTCAGATATTAAGAGGAGCAGGTCTTAAAGCAAGACCAACTCATAGTAATGATGTTGCTTTGAGATTAGAGGCTGTGTCACAACCACTACAGCGAATGGTTGATGGGCAATCAGGTATGCTTGTTGACTTTAGATGCAAAGAATTAATCAAAGGTTTTGAAGGTGGCTACCATTATAGACGTATGCAAGTATCAGGAGAAAGATACGAAGACAAACCTGCTAAAGATAGATTCTCTCATATACATGATGCATTGCAATATTTAATGCTTGGGTCTGGAGAGGGCAGGCAAGTTATGGGTCAGTTCAAAGCAGTAAAAGCTTTTAATGCAAGAAAGGATTTTGACGTATTTACAAGGCAACCAAAGCAACAAAGACGACAAGGACTTTGGGCTAGGTTATAACGTTTGTGCGTTGTGTAATTTATATGTTATGGTTATGGCTAAAAGAAAAGGAGTTTTATATGTGTTTACCAAGCAGTAGCCCAAAAACACCTGCACCTGATCCTCAATTGGAAAAAGAAAGAGAATCAGAAAAAGCAAAAGAACAAGTTAAAACTGCAGAAATGAAACAGGAAGCCTTAGAAGAAACAGTTTCAAGAAGACGTAAAGGTACTGGCAGAAGATCATTACTTACTGGTTCAGGTGGCGGCATAGGTTTTTATAACAGGTATTCATAATGCATGATTTAGCCCAAGGGTTCATGGCTAAGTATGAAAAAGCCAAAACAATAAGACGAGAGTTTGAAGAACTCTATGATGAGATATTTGAATATTGTCTTCCACAAAGACAAGGATTTAAAAACTATACCCCCGGCCAAAGAAGAGATGATAGAATATTTGATGAAACTGCAGTAGTTGGTGTGCAAGAGTTTGCATCAAGATTGCAGTCAGGTCTTGTGCCAAACTTTGCACGATGGGCAGATTTTGTTGCAGGTGGTGAAGTTCCCGAAGAAGAAGCAGATGAAATAAACAATAAGCTTGATGAAGTCACAGATTATGTTTTTGAAATTATTCAAACCTCAAACTTTGCACAAGAGATACATGAATGTTTTATAGACCTTGCATTAGGTACTGCTGTTCTTGCAGTAACCGAAGGTGATGCAGTTCAACCAATAAGGTTTCATTCTATACCATTACCACATGTAGTATTAGATGTTGGGCCTGATGGAAGAGTTGATCATGTATATAGAGAACGTGAATTGAAATATTCAGATTTACCTGTTGCATATCCAAGAGGTGCTTTTTCAGAACAAACATTAGATAAGATACAAAAGTATCCAGAAAGTAAATGTAAGATACTTGAGGTATCTTGTAAGCTTTACGACAAACCAAATGAAGAACGTTATAGTTATATGGTTATTGAGATGGGTGATAAAAAACTTATTCTCAATGAAGAGTATACAGGTGTAGGCTCTAATCCATTTATTGCATTTAGATGGAGTAAAGCAAGTGGGGAAGTTTATGGTAGAGGCCCTGCAGTCAATGCATTGAGTGCAATTAAATCTGCAAACCTGACGATTGAATTAGTATTAGAAAATGCACAGATGGCTATATCAGGCATTTATCAAATGGATGATGATGGTGTAGTTAATGTAGATACAATTAATTTAGTGCCCGGCACAGTCATACCTAAAGCACCAAACTCTCAAGGTTTACAACCAATAAGAGCAGCAGGTAACTTTGATGTAGCAAACTTAGTATTAAACGATATGAGAAATAATATTAAGAGAGCATTATATAATGACATGCTTGGTGATCCAAACAAAACTCCTGCATCGGCAACTGAAGTAGCAGAACGTATGGCTGATCTATCAAGAAAGATAGGATCAGCATTTGGTAGATTGCAAGCAGAAATGGTACAACCAGTATTACAAAGAGTTATATACCTACTTACTAAACAAGGTAGAATAGAAATACCAACAGTAAATGGTAGACAAGTAAAAATTAAAAGCGTATCTCCACTGGCACAGGCTCAATCAAATCAAGACATTGTATCCCTAGATAGATTCTTAGAAATGGTAGCAGGTCGTTTTGGCCCTGAGGTTATCAATCTCCTTGTATCCTCAGAAGAAACAGCAATCTATCTAGCCAAGAAATTTGGTGTGCCAGACCATTTAATTCGTGATGTTAATGAACGACAACGTATGGTACAAATGGCACAACAGATGCAACAACAAACAGGAATAGACCCGAATGCAAACCCAAGCATCCAAACACTTGGGGGTTGATGGATACCCCCGATCAAAAGATCAAGATGAAAAAATATCATTAGATTTAGCTAGTACCTTTAACACACCGAGTGGTTTAGCTACATTACAATATCTTAAGTCTATAACTATAGAAGCAATAACTGGTTCAAATATATCTAATGAAGAGTTACGGCATTTAGAAGGACAAAGATATTTAGTGGCATTGATTGCCAAAAGAGTTCAACATGCAGAGAGGATAAATCATGGAAGAAACAACAACAAGTGAAGCACCTGCTGAAGCAGAAGCCCAAGTAGAAGAAGCTGTAAGACCTGAATGGTTGCCTGAAAAGTTTCAGACACCTGAGGATTTACGTAAGTCGTATGATGAATTGTCAAGTAAACTTGGCAAAGGAGAAGAAGAATTACGTGCAACTATAATGCAGGAAATGGAAACAGAAGCATTTTCCCAAAGACCTGATGCTGTAGGTGATTATGTATTACCAGAGATATTAGATGAAGAAGCTGCAGTAGATAACGAACTACTAGATTGGTGGGCTAATTACTCATATGATAATGGTCTGAGCCAAGATGAATTTGCAGAAGGAATTACTAAATATGCAAACGCAGTTATGGGTCAGCAACCTGATCTTGAAGCTGTGCAAAAAGAATTAGGTGATAATGCAAACGAACGAGTAGAAGCTGTACAATTATGGATGAATAAGTTTTTTCCAGATGCTGAGATGCAAGAAGCAATTGCTGAACTTGGATCAAGTGCTGCAGGAATAAAAGCTTTGGAACATATCATCGAACAAACAAAAACAAGCAATGTATCAGCACAAGGTCAAGTTGCAGGTCAGATAACCCAAGCTGATGTTGAGGCAAAGATGAAAGACCCAAGATACTGGCAACAAGGCAAACGTGATCCTGCATTTGTAGCAGAAGTAAATAATGAGTGGAAACGTCTTTACGGGTGAGGGTGATTACGGCATAGCTAAGATTATAAAAAGCAAACCTAGCCATGCCGAAAAGCTCCAACATAATTTGAGATACACAGATGTCAGAGAATGTATGATTGCAGGTGTCTCTCCATGGAGAGCATTAATGCAATGTTTTCAATTAGATACAGCAGAAACTTATACCACTATGTTAAATAACGAGCCAGTAATGATGTTTGGTGTAGCCAAAGAACATGATCTTGTTGGTAGAATATGGATGCTTTGCAGTCCTATAGTAGAAAAATATCCACTTACATTTCTAAAATTATCTCCATCTATTGTAGATTATTTCCAAGAACAATATTTTTTATTAGAGAATGTATGTCCAGTTGAACATTATAAGACTCTTACATGGCTAAAGTATTTAGGATTTTGTTTACTGCCTACACCAATAATATCAAATGGACATGAGGTAATACGATTTGTGCGTTGTCAAAGCGAATATTATATGCAATCCCTAGAATATACACGGCCTGTATAAAGCTGACAGCCCTAACGGATAACTGGATGATGCTGAAGACAGATAACCGATAGCAACTTAAACATAAAACTGCATGAGCAGGGAAAGGACTAATAATGGCTAATACAATAGATCAAGCCTTTATTAAGCAGTTCGAGTCCGAAGTACATCTTGCATACCAAAGAATGGGTTCAAAGTTAATGAATACTGTTCGTAACGTAAGTCAAGTTGCTGGAAGTGTTGTACGCTTTCAGAAAATCGGTACTGGTTCAGCTTCAACTAAATCAAGAAATGGTATGGTAACTCCAATGGAACTTACACATACTAACGTAGAAGCAACTTTAGCAGACTATTATGCTGCAGAATATATCGACAAGTTAGACGAACTCAAGACAAACATTGATGAACGTCAAGCTATTGCGACATCTGCTGCTGCTGCATTAGGCCGTAAGACAGATGAAATTCTTATTACAGCTATGGATGCAGGTGCTAACTCAACACAGTTACACGATACTAGTAGTGCTATTGAGAAGGCAGACTTGTTATCTGCTTTTGAAACATTTGGTTCTGCAAACATTCCAGAAGATGGTGGAAGATATATCGCAATGCATCCAAAAGGTTTTTCAGACTTATTTTTAATTAATGAGTTTGCATCATCTGATTATGTAGGCGATCAGAATCTACCATATGCAGGTGGCATGACAATGAAAGAGTTCTTAGGATTTAAGATTTTTTCAACAACTGCTGTAACTGCAGGTAAGAATATGGCATATCATACAACTGCTGTTGGACTTGGCATAGGTGCTAATGTAACTACAGAGTTAAACTATGTGCCTGAGAAAGTATCACACTTAGCAACATCAATGATGTCCATGGGTGCTGTCGTTATTGACGACAATGGTATCTATGAACTTCTTGACAACAATTAATAGGAGGTTTTAATGGCTTATAGTGCATCAAACCTTACAAGAATTGGTGGTTCATCTGGTGGTGATCTATGGTTTTATAGCTCAACAGATGCAATTGGTACTGTGAATACATCAGGTTATTTCAACGATGCTGCTAATATGCTTGCAGTTCGTGATGTAATAATTGTTGTTGATACAAATACACCAACAACCAATTTTGTAAATGTGTTATCAAATACTGGTTCAGTTGTAGATGTTTCTGATGGAACAGCTATCGCAGAAACAGATGGTGACTAATAAATAAATGGCATCAACGGCATCTAATTCAGCGTTGGATATAGCATCAAGAGCCTTAGTGCTCATTGGTGCTGAGCCAATTACTTCTTTTGAAGGAAGTTCAAATGAAGCTTTGGTTGCATCTAACATGTATGAGGATGTCGTTAGGTCATCTTTGTGTGTATGTAGATGGAGGTTTGCAACAGAACAAGCTGTCTTAAACCAATTAACAGATACACCTACAGGAAGATTTGATATAGCACATCAGCTTCCAAGTAACTTGTTAATGCTTCATGCAGTTACAGTAAATGACAATAAGATACAATATACTGTGTATGGAGATAAGGTATTTTCAGATCAAACTACAAATGATGTATTGATTGCAGATTATACATTTCGTGCAGAAGAAGTTGACTTTCCGTCATACTTTGCTTTAGCAGTTCAATATTCGTTAGCTTCTGTATTTGCTACAGCAATAGCGAGAGATGATAAGCTAATGGAAATGATGGAGGTTAAGGCTGAAAGATTAATGGCTAAAGCTAGAAACCTTGATGGTCAGCAACAAACCTCAAGAGTATTAACAACAACGAGGTTTAGAACAAATAGGTTGAGTTAATGGCTAGGATAAGAGTACCACAAAATAGTTTTCAGTTTGGTGAAGTAAGTCCTACATTAACATCAAGAACGGATTCACCAGTATACAAAAATGCTGCAGAAAGAATTAGAAACTTTTTTATTAGAAGTGAAGGTGGAGTTACAAAAAGACCCGGCACAAAACGTTGGCATAATTTTGGTACATCACCATCATATGATTCAAATCTAAGACAGACTGTACGTATAGAACCTTTTACATTTTCAGATGATGAACAATATATAATTGCATTTAGTAATACACGTATTGAGATATTTCAAATTAGCCCAACAACAGGAGCTATATCATCTATTCAAAGTCTTACTAGTCAAACATGGTTGGTAAACACATCTTCCTCCCCTTACCTTGAAGAGTATACGTTTGCTCAACAAGGTGATGTTATGTTTATCTGCCATCAGACTATTGCACCCCGAAAGCTAGTAAGGACAGGTCTCACTTCATTTACAGTAGAAACATTTGCTTTTGAATCTTCTGTAGATGATGAGCATGTCTTCCAACCGTATTATCCATTTCAAGCTTTAGGTGTTACCATAACAGCAAGTGCAACAAGTGGTACTGGGGTTACACTAACTACATCAGCAGATTATTTCACATCAGATCATGTGGGAGTATATTTAAAGATAGGAACTGCAGAATGTAAGATTACAGGATTTACAAATGCTACAACTGTTACAGCTACAATATATGGAAGACTTAGACAGCAATTAGATTTGAATGCATTTAAATCAACAGAAGGTAGTACAACTTTACGTATTACACATGCGTTACATGGTTTGGATGTAGGTGCTAGTATTACAATAGATAGAGCAGGAACGATTGGTGGGATATCTGTAAATCAAATAAATGGTTCAAGAACTATTACTGCTGTTCTTAATGAAAATGAATATGAGGTTACTGTAGGTTCATCAGCTAATGCATCAGAAGATGGTGGGGGTCGTCCAAGAATTGAAACAGGTTCAGCAACTACAGAATGGCAAGAGCAAAGTTACTCTGCAGTAAGAGGTTTTCCTGCGGCAGTTACATTCCATCAAAACAGATTATGGTTTGGTGGTACATTAGCACAACCCGATGGTATATGGGGAAGTAAGTCAGGGCAATATTTTAACTTTGATATAGGTGATGGTGAGGATAATGATGCACTTGATCTTACAGCAAACGTTGGTGAGATATTTACAATAAGACATTTAGTTTCTAATAGAGACTTGCAAGTATTTACAACAGGTGCAGAGCTTTTTGTACAAGCACCACCTGATAAACCAGTTACACCTGCTAATGCACAGATACGAAGGCAAACACCATTTGGTGCATCTTTTGTAAGACCATCACCTTTTGATGGTGCAACATTGTTTGTACAAACAACAGGCTCGGCATTACGTGAGTTCTTGTTTACAGATAGAGAAGCTGCATATACATCAGTTGCTATATCACAGTTAGCACCACATTTAATTAAAAATCCTGTGCAACAAACAACAATCAAAGGTGCATTAAATAGAAGTGAGTCATATGTATTCTTATTAAACAATGATGGTACAATAGCTGTGTTTTATTCTATAAGAGGTGATCAAAAAGCAGGATGGACATTATGGGATACAACAGGAAAATGGCATTCGGTATGTAGTGTTTTTGAAAGATTATTTGTTGTTGCATCAAGAGATGATGGTTCAGGAACAGACAAACTATTTTTAGAAGAGTTTCAGGTTGATATGCCTATGGATTTTTGTGATGAGTTTAGTGCAACTAACAGTGTGTTTGGCAGTTTAACATCTCATTTTTCAAATGGTGCAGTTGTAAAAGCAATTAGTGGTAATGATTATCTTGGAGAGTTTACTATTGCCAGTGGGCAAATAGATGCATCATTAGCTAAATCAGGTGTATCTACTGGCTATATAGGTTATGCATTCGTTCCTCTCATAAAAACCTTGCCAGTAGATGCCGCTGTTCTCGGTGGCCCATTAACTGGTGAGCCAAGAAGAATAACAAGAGTTGTCTTGGATTTGCACGAAACATTAGCTGTATCTGTAAATGATAAAGACCTTATTTTTAGAAATGTAACAGATGATATGTCACAAGACAGAGTTGCAATAACAGGCAAAGAAGAGTTTAGGCTTCTTGGTTATAGCCGTGATCCAAGAGTAAATGTATCACAGAGCTATCCTTTTAGTTTAGATATTAATGGAATGGTAGTGGAGGTAGCATTCGGATGAGTTGGTGGATGGTAGCAGGTGCAGTTATAGGTGCATATGGCAAAATGGAAATGGGCAGAAGAAGAGCCGCTGAACAAAGAGCAATACAAGCACAATATGAAGAACAAAAGAAAGATGCAAAACTTACTGCTATGCAAGAACATAATATACGTATGCAAAATCTTAATACTATGCTTGGTGTAAATGCATCACTTGCAGGTGTAATGGGTAGAGATGAGGATAGATCACTTCGAGCAATAAAAGAAAAAATGATGAAAGAAGCAACTACTACAGAAAATAGAGCAAGATTACAATACTTAAGTGATCAAAGCCAAAGATCAATGTCTATACAATTAGCAGGATTAAGAGCAAAGAATGCAAGAGCAGCAGGAAACATAGGAGCAATTACCAGTTTATTAAGTGCAGGAAATCAATATTCAAAAATATCTGGAACAACTCCTGATCCATTTTTTCATGGTGGTACATAATGGCAGAATTTCTTAAAGCAAAACCTACAACATTTGTTAATAAGCCAAGAGGTATTATAGATACAAGAACTGGTGAGGCAGAGGTATTTGAGCAAGTAGCTAGACTTGGAAATGAAGTGACACGTATGGCATTTGAAGATGCTGTTGTAGAGCAAGAACAAGCAGGAAAAGATTATGTTGCATCTCTAACTACAAGAGATGCTGAAGGCAAGTTACAGTTTGTAGAGTTGCCAAAATCATTAAGCAAGGTTGCACAAAGAGCAGCAACACCTCAACTTCAAAAAAGATACGCAAATGAACTACAGCTTGACACTAGCAAGAAGATGGCTGAGTTGCATAGAATACACAAAGACAACCCTGTTGAATTTGAAAAACAAGCTAATCTCTATATATCTGAAACTGTAAATACTTTACGTAATACCGGATATGGTTCAGTAGCAGGAGACTATGCGACTAATGCATCTAGTTTGTTGGTGCAACATTCTAACGATTTAAAGTTAAAAGAATATAAAAAACAAGAAGAAGTTTCACATGAAACAAAAAGAATAACTATAAATTCTAATCTT